CTATAAGCTCTCGTAGTTCTGGCATAGAGCGTCTTATGATTAAACCTCTATGAGCCGACCGATGAGCGTAGCGAAGAGGATCTACTAACATCGCATAGCTTTTACCACCACCTGCCGCTCCACCGTAGAGGACATCCGTTTCCCCTGCGGCAAGGAAGTCTTCCTGTGGGCCTTCATTGGCCTTGAAGATAATATCAGCTTCTTCAGCTAAGGCATTAGGTAGGGCTTTTAGTTCTGGAGCCTCTAAGATGTTTGAGCTTCCAGTGCCTTCTAGCTTCTTTAATGTCTTGTTGGTAGTGCTTATTGACTTCTTATAGTTTTCTACTTTAGTCTGAGCCGCCTTTAACTTCTTTTGCTTTTCACGGACTACTTTCTTTGCATCCATTGTAGCTTTAGTTTTTGAGTGGTAGGTGTATCCACGCCCTTTAGATCCTTTAGCTCTTCCTGACTTTTTGCGCGGTGTCCCATCAACTTTAAGTACGAAAGCACCTGCTTCGTCTTTGAGATAGCTGTCAGGATTAACATCCCAATCATTCTGCATGTTTATCCGCTATCTTCTTTAAGCCCATGTGCGATAGCTTGCGCCCTGTAATGCTTTCAAGATATAGACTTCCTTCGCGTAGACTTATTGTACGGTCTTTAATCATAGGGAGGATCTTATTTAAAGCTTCAAGTTGTTCTTGTACTGGAGTCAACAACTCTACGTTACCCTCATCTAGCTTATAACCAAAGGGGATAGTGCTACTAGATCTCCTCATATGTACCTTCTATTACTGTTTCATTTTTGGAGGGGAGTATAAATAAACCTCCGGCAGTATTAACAGTAACATCTAGTCTTTCAGTCTTACCTAAGCCCACCCTATCTAGGATTGTCTGTGCGGCCTGTATACGCATGTTAGCTTGTGGTATAGGCTCTGCACTGTCCATGATGCTAACAAGCTTTAGAGCGGCTTTAGGGGCGCTCTGAGCTAGTATGTTGGTAGCTAGATCAAGTATCTCTGTCTTTAAAGACTTAACAACACTATTAATGCTTGTAGGAGCATAACCTGCCATCTCTCCTGCAAGCCTAGTATCCCCATTACAGGTTAATAAGCTATCTATAAAGGATTGTTGTTTAGTTGTTAATTCTTTATTAGTATTCATGTACTCCATTATACTGCGATATTAGAGTGTTGTCAAGTCTTTTCTGCATATATATATAAATAAGTGAAATAGTTCTTGACAACATGCCAATATCACAGTATAATGGATATTAAGGCCGCAGGGTTATATAGCCTGTATAGCCCCTCTAGCTTATCCCTCCTAATATCCCCCTTTAAAGTAAAAAGAAAAGAGAAAAGAAAAGCTACTTCCTTTTATTACCTTCCCCTGTAGAGTCTTTATAGCCCCGCACCTATCTGGTATACAATCTTAATAGCCTGTAAAATGTATGAGGTTTAGTATATATAGGGGGGAGGGGCTATGGCGACCTGCCCGCCCTCTAAAGACTCCACAGTCTATAAAGACCTATCATAGAAACACTTCAAAGTCTCTAAAGACTCTATGACTAGACAGTCATTAAATACTATTGACAACTGGTGTACAGTTCTATAGAGACTTTAGAGACTGTGAAGCATTACCTTTATAACTTTAAAGACTATACAAATTAATAACTTGCAATATACTCTTATATAGTCTAAGGAATCCTTAAAGATTGTAAAACCCTCTATAATCCATTCTAAGCCACTTTAGCTTAAACCCTACCCTTACTATCAATTAAACTATTTTCGCAGTCTTGCATTTATTTTCTCTTTACCTATTGACAGTCTATATCTGTCTGTGGTAATTGCGCGCGCCCGTCTCTTTATACGGTTATTTTCACTCATATAACTGTTATAAATATTTATTTTCGTTAATCCTTAATTTTATTTAAATTAGGTGTTGACAGTCCATATGTCTATCAACTAAGCTACGCCTAGCAAATCAAAAATTAAATAACTTTAACCAATACGGGAATACGACAATGACTAAATTAGATGCTAAAGATATAAAGCTTGCACAAACACTGGCAAAAGGTTTCAAGGCGGGGATTAAGAATAAGGCAATGCTTACCCCTGTAATTGATTCGGCTCTTAGGGCTTGGATAAATGAAAAAAGCATAGCTGACAGAGATTTTATTCTAGCATTCTGGGACGCTTTAAACGAAGATAAGCCAAGCGAAGCAAGTGCGAGAACTATCATTAATCGAAATAGTAAGCGAATCAACAAAGAAAACGGCAATGAAAATGCGCCCGCTTTGACTGTAAAGAATGGCGAACTAGTCGAAGTAGTGCCGCGCGGTAGTAAGGGCGGTAATGGTGGCGGCGATGGTGAGGGCGACGGTAGCAGTTTTACAGCCATAGAAACGCCCAAGTCTATAGAGATTCGCGGCAATGTAGCAATTCTAAGCGCGCACCTTGAAACGATTAATGACGTAGCAATACGAGCGGCGCTAAAACAAGCTATCGCAGAACTGGCCGCTAAACTATAAAGATATATCTTGATAGTCGCTTGATTCTGAGCGACTTAACTAGATAGATTTTTATAACTGTTATAAGGAAAAATAAAATGAGCAATTCAAAATTGAATTTGATTTTAGATAGATTAGTTTTTTCTTGGGTGTTTTTGACTGTGCTATATTTGGGTGCTGTCAATCTGGGAGGATTTTAAAATGTTGAATATTAAAATGATGCGAGCCTGTACATGGTTCGACGATAAGCGAGAGCGCGGGTTCGTGGTGGTTAGTGCTAACAGTGTGCTAGAGTTTAGCTTTAATAAACTGCGGCGACCGTATGTTGAGTATGACTTTAAGCATGGCTATTATGTGCTTGTAAACACTGGGTTTTTTAATGTGGGTTTGACCGATAAAGGTTAAATAATTATAACTGTTATAAGGAAAATGAATCATGAAACTATTATCTACGAGTGCAAGCAATACAAAAATTGCAAAGACTCAGAAAAAAGAAAAGGTACAAACGCGGGTAGCGTCACTGTCACTTTATCCTGATCACATTATTTGTGCGGGTAGCAAGGCCGCAAAGTGTATGGATGGGTGCTTAAAATCTGCGGGCATGGGTGCGTTTAGTAATGTCAAGGCCGGACGCAAGGCAAAAACAGATTGGTTCCACACTGATCAGGTAGCATTCTTAGCGCAGTTACGCGTAGAGCTATCTAACTTTGATAAACTTTGCAAGCGTACTGGGTCGGTGGGTGTCGTGCGTTTAAACACTATTAGCGATATTGCGTGGGAGTCTTTAGGGATTCCGCAATTGTTTCCTGACCTGAGTTTTTACGACTACACGAAACGGGTTCAGCGAATAGGCAAGACCCCGACCAATTATAAATTGATGTTCAGCTATAGCGGCGCGCCAACGTATCGTAAACAGGTGGCACAGTTGCCAGACGGATACCCAATGGCCGTAGTATTCAGGCACAGTTTGCCCACGCATTTCAGGGGGCGCAAGGTTATTGATGGTGACAAAAGCGACCTTGATAATCTTCGCGGCGGTCATGTAGTTGTGGGGCTATTGGCAAAGGGCAAGGCCAAGAAAGATACCAGTGGTTTCGTGGTAGATTCTAATCTAATCGCAGTCGGCGGTTAATATTTATAACTGTTATAAGGAGTGTATGAAATGGAACGCAAATTATTCTGGACAATCCAGACTGATTCCAAAGGTCAGGACGTTGCGGTAACTTTGGGGATGTTAAACCAAGAAGGTACAGGGGCGTTTAGTATTTTAGTTGATGAAAATACAATTAAAATTCTAAAGCTTTCTGGTGATCGTGTATCAGATTTGAGAGGGTTGAGATGAATTATACAAGAAGGAAAGAGAGGGCGCGTAAGCGTAGGGCGGCGATCATGGTTGAGGCACTGGGTTGGATGGCTGTGTCTATAGGTGTGTCGCTAGTTGGTTTGGTTTGGTACACGTTTGCCGTTGTTGTATTAGGTAACGGCTAATATTTATAACTGTTATAAGGAGAATAAAATGATAGTATTTAATTACCCTAGTAAAAAAGAAATGAAGGCTCATGTGGGTAAGCCTTTGAAGTACATTGAAACCAGTATGTTTGGAAACGAATAC